GTTTAGAACTATTAATGGCTTTTTGAGAACAGCATCAGGAATCCTTAGACCAGCTTAGGAGCGCACATGGCCAGGAGCCGCGCGGAGAAGTTTGCAGCACTATCCCAGGCGGAACGCAACAAGATCCTAGCGGGCATGTCCGAAGGAAGAAATCGAGGCATTGCACTGGGACTGGTCATTCTGGGGAAGGCCAGAGCAACAGCCACCGCCAGAGCCATGGGGCACTTGGCTCATCCTAGCAGGCCGAGGCTTTGGCAAAACCAGAACCGGAGCCGAATGGGTCAAGGAACAGATCATTGCCGAAGAAGTAGGCCGTATGGCTTGCATTGCTCCTACGTCCTCGGACGTGAGAGACGTGATGGTAGAGGGAGAATCTGGAATTCTCTCGGTTATGCCAAATCATTTGCGCCCAGAATGGTGGCCATCGAAGAACAGGCTACAGTTTCCCAAAGGACAAATAGTTCTTTGCTACCCAGCCACGGAGCCAGACAGGCTGCGAGGTCCACAATTCGAGAAGGCCTGGCTCGATGAGCTAGCGGCTTGGGATCATCTAGATGATCCATACAATGCTTACACCCAGGTGCAAATGGCTCTAAGGCTTGGAAATAACCCGCAAAAGGTAATCACCACTACGCCCAAGCCAATTCCCATGCTTCGGAAAATAGCCAAAAATTCTCGAACCGTGGTGACTACTGGCTCCACGTATGACAATGCCAATAACTTGGCCAAAGACTTCATCATCTCCATTGAGGACCAATTCAAGAACACTCGCGTTGGTCGCCAGGAGATTTACGCAGAAATTCTTGATGACGCACCAGGCGCTTTGTGGCCAAGGGCTTTGATCGAGAAGCAAAGATGGCGCGAGGAATTTGGCCATCCTCCAAAGATGCAGCGCGTGGTCATGGGTATTGACCCGGCCACGACCAATACGGAGGAGTCGGACGACACGGGCATCATCATTGTGGGCAAAGGCATAGATGGCCAAGGCTTTGTTCTTGCCGATGCTTCGATCCATGGCACAGCGGACGAGTGGGGCAAGGCAGCAATTCAAGCAGCCGAAGCCTTTGAAGTGGATAGAGTAGTGGGCGAAGTCAATAATGGTGGCGACTTGATTGAGCGCGTGCTCAAGACTTATGATCCCAACATTCCATTCAAGGCAGTGCGTGCATCACGAGGAAAGGTCAAGCGCGCTGAGCCTGTCTCAGCACTCTATGAGCAGGGCCGAGTCTGGCACTTGGGCATGTTCCCAATCCTCGAAGATCAAATGAGTAGATTCACCCCGGATGGTGAATTCGATTCCTCTCCCGACCACGCAGACGCATTGGTGTGGGCCTTGACAGAGCTTATGCTTTTGAAACGAGAGCCTAAGCCATTCAAGAAGATTCATCATTAGGGCTGGCCCCTGAAAGGAATGCACATGGCGTTGACAGACGAACATGCGCGCGACCTCCAGGCGGGGCTCGACGCTCTAAGCAGTAAGCGAAGACTCATAGATTCGTATTGGGATTATTATGATGACATTCAGCCTCCCAAGTTCTTGAATGAGCACATGCAGAAGAGGTTTCAGAATCTTCGAGACAGATTCAGCCTTAATCTTTGCAGATTGGCAATTACCACGCCCCTGAACAGGCTTTGGGTAGAATCATGGGATCATCAACAAGCTCAATCTTTGTGGGAGCGTAAGCGCCTAGAGCGCGAGCAAAAGAGAATCTACAAGCACGCTCTAGTTGGTGGAGAGGCATACGTCGTGGGCTGGAAGGGCGAATTGGATAATGAGCCAAAGCTAGCCTTCAATGACCCAAGGATCATTCACCTATTCTACGAAGTAGATGATCCAGGAACCAAAGCCTTTGCCGTGAAGGTGTGGAAGGAACGAGACTATACCACGCGGGCCATTATCTATTACCCGGACCACATTGTTCGCATGATTGGGTCCACTAGGCCTGAGCACTTCCACGACCTAATCCTCAAGGATAGGCCCACGACCACGGAAGCATTGAGCCCTGGCAATTTTGATTATGACAGATCAGACCCCGGCGGGCCACACACAGTGGGCGAGGTTCCGGTCTGGCGCTTTAGCCAAGACATTTGGAAGCCAGAATCCAGGCTCAAGGACCTCATCCCAATCCAGGACGTGGTGAATAAGCTCAGGTCCAATAAGATGGTGGCATCAGAGTCTTCGGCCTATCCTCAGCGAATCTACTTCACCATGCAAGATTTAGACTCTGAGGCATTGAAGAATGAGCCAAACACAAGCCTGATCTTGGACCCTGGGGATAGGGAATCTCCCTCTTCCGTGGAGCAGTTCGATGCCGCACCATTGGGCAATTATGATGAGTCCATTTCCTCGGAGATTCAAAACTTCTTCACGGTGGCTCATCTGCCTAGGCACTTGCTTATCTCTCCTGGGGCTGATTCGTCAGGCGACGCGATCCGTTCCGATGAAGGCCCATTCCAGGAGATGGTTCAGGACATTGCCACAAACTTTGGCTATGCCTGGTCCGACATGATGATGGCCTTGACTGGGGAATCAAACCCTAGCAAGATTCAGCCCGAGTGGCAAGACGCCAGAATCAATAACGCCGAGGCGCAAGCGCGAGAGTTCAAGGAATTGGTCGAGGGCGGTATGCCTCCGGCCTTTGCCGCCAAGAAGGCCTTTCAGTGGTCTTTGGATGAGGCTAAGGAAGCGAATCTGGCTGAGACTGTTGAGCAAGTACAAAATCTCAGCGACAGATCCCCAAGCCCAACTCGGACCCAAACTACGGAGGATGGTCCGCAATGATCAGCCGAGGAGACGTAGCGGCTAGAAATAGACCAAAGCCTAAGAACCCCAAACCAAAAAAGTAGGGGGCAAAACATGTCCGATGATGACAAGACATTCTCAGTAGATTGCGATTGCGGTCGCACGCTTCACATCACCGATGGGCGCGAAGACGCATCCGAGAAGCAAGCAGTATTGTCATGGCCCAAGGAACTCACCAAGCTAGTGTTCCTGGTAGTGGGCGCACTCGGAGACATGGTTCATGGAACCGCTAATCACATCATCGGATTAATTCAACTCAAGAGCAATCCCAACCCGGACCAGGAGCAAAAGCCTGAGTCGGGGTCGGGGATGCTCAATGAAGGCTAGAAAGTTCTTAGCCATAAGACAGGCGACCTGGAGTCGCGCAACTGGAAAGCAGCCCTGGAGGATGCTATGGGAAATGAAGCCACGGAGACTGGCAAGGTCGGAACCCAGACTCAGACAGAGGACCAACCGGGAAATGAGGGTGGGTCATCCGTCGAGAAAGGTTCACAAGGTTCCACGCAGGCCGGAGGAACCGAAAGCGGAAGAGGACTGGATGGTTTGCCCAAGTGGGCTCAGGACTTGATCCGCGACACTCGAAGCGAGGCAGCGAATTATCGCACCAAGCTACGAGAAAAGGAATCAGAGCTTGAGAAGGCAGGATTAGACGAGAATCAAAAGGCCATCAAAGAGGCCGAGGAACAGGCAACGAAACAAGCCTTGTCCAAAGCCAATGAACGAATCAAGATGGCCGAAGCCCGGAGCGCCTTGGCACAAGCCAAGATCGTCAATCCCAAGGATCAAACTCTGAGACTACTCGATTTGTCACAAGTCGAAGTTGATGACAATGGCAATGTATCGGGTCTTGACCAAGCCGTCGAGGCTTTGAAGACCGATTACCCAAACTTGGTAGAAGGCGCAACAACCAACCCAAGTCTTGGGAATAGACCGCCCGAGGAAAATAAGCCGGACATGAACCAAACCATCCGGGCTTGGGCTGGTAGAGGATAGTTAATCTGAAAGGAAAAACAACATGGCACAGACCAATCACCTAGTAGCGCGTGGTGATGTGGCTGCTCTAGTTCCAGAGGAAGTTTCCAGCCAAGTCTGGGAACTGGCGATTCAGGAGTCGTTCGCACTGACCCGGCTACCCCGGATTCAGATGGCGAGCAACCAGCAACGAATCCCTGTCCTTAGCGCTCTGCCTACCGCTTACTGGGTAGATGGAGACACGGGACTCAAGCAGACCACTAGCCAGGCGTGGGCAAACAAGTACATCGACATTGCAGAGTTGGCCGTTATTGTACCAATTCCCGAGGCAGTGCTCGATGACACCACGTTCGACATTTGGGGCGAGATTCGTCCCCGGCTCGTGGAAGCAATTGGACACAAGGTTGACGAAGCAGTCCTCCTTGGTCTTGACAAGCCAGCAATTCTCCCTGATGGCCTAAAGCAGAAGGCCATTGAAGCTGGCAACTGGGTTACCCGAGGCAGCGTTGCCCCTGGTGGTCAAGAGCTTGGCGCAGATGGAGACCTGGGCGATGACTTCAACTACTTGCTTCGGCTCGTAGAGGACGAGGGCTACGAGGTCTCAGATATTCTTCTGAATCCTCGTTACCGATCACGGTTCCGAGGTCTGCGCGACGCTAATGGCGTACCAATCTACGTCCCAGGAATCCCAAACCAGGCTCCCGACACTGTATACGGAATCCAGACCGAGTTTGGGCTTCGTGGTCGTTGGCAGCTTCAGTCTGGCGNTGGCCAGGTAGAAGGCTTCGCNGGNGACGCAACCAGCGTGGTTATGGGTATTCGCCAAGACATCAACTACAAGCTTCTGAGCGAGGCAACGATCCACAACTCTGATGGGTCCGTGGCGTTCAACCTAGCTCAGCAGGACATGGTGGCATTGCGAGCAACCTTCCGAGTTGGTTGGCAATACCGAGACCTTCCTACTCCTGAGAAGCCAGAATGGGACGACACGAGTCGATTCCCATGGGCCGTTATCACTGCTAGCGACCCTAGCTAAAGCCATAGAAAGGATTAAATCATGGCTTACTATGAACACCCAGGATTCCGGCTGGGTAATCGGCAAGAGGGTCTTAGCAAGGAACACTTTAGCTTCACCGAGGCTGCGGCCCGTGTTGAAGCCGAGAGTCACCTTGACCCAGACGCTGCCGCGATCCTTGAGCGGGATTCAGCCAACACTGAGAACATCAGACCTAACCAGTTCGTTACCGTTGACGAGAAGCCTTACGACGAAGAGCCATCAGAGTAAGGCTGGGGGTGATCCAATTATCTCCATAGGGCCTCGGGAATTAGCCCGAGGCCTGCGGTAAATCCCAGGAGGCATTATGGCATCTTCAGATACATATCAAACCCTCCGGGAGATGACGGGCACCAAAGTCGAGGATTTCACGGATTCGGATCTAGATAGATACTTGGAGCGATCCCTAGTCCAAGACAGCGAGGGGCGCAATCCCGATGACGAGGATTATGTTCCCACGTATGACTTGAACAGGGCCGCTGCCAAGGTTTGGCGAGTAAGGGCAGCAGGCATTGCTCGCTTCGCATTTGATACTCAAGTCGATATGACAAGAGCAAATCGGCACAATGTCTTCGAGAATTTCATTCGCATGGCCAGGTTCCATGAGATGAAGGCTATTCCCTACGGCGATTCTCCATTCCAAAGCATGGCTTTGATAGAGGAACCTGGGGATAATGTGTCGGGTGATGCGTAATGCTTACCGGCGAAGAGCTAGAGGTAATGCGCGAGGAGCAAGAGCAGAACTTCAATGCTGAAGGAATCTTGTTTCGATATCTGGAAGAGAATCGTGCAACCAATCCTATAACATTGAAGGAAGAACTAGGCGACCCCGATGTGGTTTATGATGGACCACTCTTCTACCAGGCTACGACTCGTTCCTACGAGAATATCTTCACCCAGGCAGAGGCTCGTCAAATCGCCAGGACTTATATCTTTCGCCTTCCTTGGAATGTGATAGACGTAAGAGTTGGCGACTTGATCGAGGTCACGGTATCTGAGGACCCATACGGAGCCTTGAGCACATTCACCGTGATCGACCCACAAACTTCATCACAAATCATTGATCGTAAGATCATTGCTGAACTTCATCTGGGGCACTAAATGATAACTGCAACAGTGCGAATCAATCGCCAAGAGCTTAATGCCTTGAATCGGGCCTTTGATAGGTCTTTGAAGGTTGGCGACCACATGATTGATCTTGCACAGGAGTACGCCTTGAGGATTGCCCAGGAGGCACAGCAAAGATCCTTTGCAGTATCTAGCCGAATCTCCTCTTCCTTTGTCCTAGAGCAACAGAATCAGTCAGAAGGCTTTGTGTCTGTCATGGTTGCTTCTCAATTCGTGGGTTATCCTACGAGTGATAGAGACAACATAGGCAGTGCCGTAGAAGCCTCAGCGCGTGGCTGGGCCACATTCACGCACAGGTACGACCTCGGATTCAGTGGCAATCCCCGGGCGGGATACACCCCGGCTCATGGATTCTTGACTAGGCCATTCGAGCAATTGAGTGGCCAATGGGCTGACAAGGTAATAGAGAGAGCAATCAGCGTCTGGGTTGGTAGGAGATAGATATGTTCTTCTTCAATGATCTTACCAATACGATCATAGAGACTATCGAAGTCTTCACTGATCGACCCGTGGGCGATGGCATTGCTCCCAAAGATCCTGACCACATGACCGAGGCTGATTATCCTTACTCAGTCGTCTATCCCGGAGATACGACATTCAGACTGATGAGTGGGCCAATCAACAACACGCAAGGCGACAAGGGATTGCAATATCACGTCGTCTATGTCGCATACAGCCGAGAAGGTTGTGAGCGATTAGCCGAGCGCGTGCGCGACGCCATGGCTTGGGACAATTACAAAGACTTTGATGGTGTCCGAATCCAGGACGTGAGCGTGAGTGAGTATGGGTTTTTGGATAGGACCACTGAGGTTCGTCCTCCCGTGTTCACCATAAGAGACTCATTCCTATTCCGGACAACCGATAGCTAAGAGAAGTGGCTAGAAGCCAAAGGACCAACACATAAGCACACAGCGAGGGCAACCAACCCTGGACGATCAGGAGAATGACTCATGGCAAGAGTAATTGCAAATAACAAGACCGTAGTGAAGTTTGGCGACGTGGCAGACCTTCAGGACCTCACGCGAGCGGACTTGGACGAAGCCGTAGACCTTACCGGGTTTATGACCTCGTTCGACAATGCGACCGAAGGTAATGAGGTTGACACCCCAGACTTCTCAACCGATTTCGAAACCAGCATTCCTGGAACGTACTCCGCAACCGTGTCTGCTGAGTTCTACCGAGACGATGATGACGACCTTGCGTGGGATACTTTACCCCGTGGCGCAGAGGGCGTATTCATCATCCTTAGATTTGGTGATGAGGAAGGCAACCCAGCCGAGCTATATCCAGCGCGTGTTCTGAGCCGAAGCCCCGTGGCATTGGCCAACAACGAGAGCCAGCGTTTCGAGACAACGGCATCAGTGCCTACTCCTCCGAACGAGGACGCAGTGGTACCGGCAGAAGCCTAAGCTCAAGCCCTAGTTCCTAGCACGTAGCCTTGCGCTTGGCTATGGAAAATAATAGGGCCAATTTGGGGGGTGTGGAGTCCCTCTCCCTGCTCCGCATCCCCCAATCAATTTCAGCCAGGGAGACAAGCACTATTTTACTGAATCAAGACATTCCAAGGGAGATTAGGAGAGACTTATGGCCAGAGGACAAGCCCAGGAGGCGCAAGCAAAGGCAGAAGCTCGACAAGCATCGCTAGAGGACTTGCTCAACAAGAAGCCCCTATCCCGAACCGTCACCGTATCATCGGGCGAGGAGCTTCTTGAAATCCTTGTTCAGTCCATGGGGCGTAAAGCATACTCAGACCTCGTGGACAAGCACATGCACACTAAGCAAGTGCCAGAGCTAGATGATGAGGGCAATGAGGTCAAGCACAAGAATGGCAAGATCAAGTACAAGGAAGAAGACGTTCTCAATGAAGAGGAGTTTATTCCCGAGCTTATTGCCGCATCATGCGTTGACCCAGAGATTCCTCTAGAGTCTGTCTACACCATTTGGGATAAGTGGAATGCGACCGAGTTTGATCGATTGGCCATGGCCGCGTTTGAGGTCAATACTCAAGACCGAATCGGCAAGCAGGGAAAAGGCTAGAGCGAGACTCTAAGCTCAGGATAGAGATGGCCTTATGCGAGAAGTATCAAATCTCGCATAGCCAATTCCTAGCCTGGGCCGAGGAGGATCAAGACCTCGCTATCGCTTATCACATATTCCAAGCCAGATTCTGTCAGAATTGTGGCTCTGATGCGGCCAAGTGGGAGAATGACAGGTTTGCTTATGAGGCAGAGTTCTACCGATGCAGAGGATGCGAAATGGTCGAACTCAAGGAAAAGGAATTGCAAGAGCAGAAGTCTCCATCCCACGGAATGAAGGTTGTGTTGAAGGAAGCAGATTAAAGCGAAAGGGCTAGGCACGAGCAAAGTGTCTAGCCCTTTATTGCGAGACTGAGGGACATTATGGGCCAGCAGGATAGAAGATTAACAGTAGAGCTTAGGGGTAATGCGCGGTCGTTCATTGCGTCCATGCAAAACGCCCAGGGCCGACTTAACCAATTCGCCAATTCGGTTGTCCAGGCGAATAGTCGCATGGTGTCCTCATTCCAGGCCAGCGCCAGTGCCACGCGATCCATGGGCCAAAGCGCCACGGCCGGGGGAAGAGCCATTGGCGGCTTCGTAGGCGCGGCGCAAGGTGGTCAGCGCGCGGCCCAGGGTATGGGCCAGGCGCAGGCGCGCGCGGCGCAGCAAGGCCGAGTGTTTGGACAAACGCTTCAGCAAAGCGGTCTCATTGTTCAGCGCAATGCCACGTACTCAGATCGAGCCGCGAGACAGAATCGCAATCTGTCCACGGCCATGGAGTCCACTGGCCGGTCAGCCATTAACTTGGCCACGGGCGTCCGAAGAGCAGGAGCGCGAGTCCAAGGCATTGGAGCGCAATTCCGAGGCGTGGGCGCTACCGCAGCCACGGCCGGGACTCAAATCACCACCTTGGGCACTAGAGCCCGAACCCTAGGAAATGACGTATCCAGAGTTGGAACCAGGTTCACTAATCTTGGTTCCCAGGTGCGTCAAGGCACGGGCATGATTGTCTCTGGCGTAGGCCAAGCGAATCAGGCTACTGGCAGCTTCATGCGCGAGAGCCTGAATCCTATCACGCAATTCATTGGTTTCACCATGCTAGGTGCCCAAGCCCAGAGAATGGGATTCACCATTACTGCGGCTCTTGGGTCAACCGTTGCTGCTTTCGCCGCATTCGAAGACACCTTCGCCCTAGTCCAGAAGACCACCCAGGCCACGGAGGCAGAGTACGAAAGCCTGGCCAATCAAATCAGAGAAGTGGCACGAGAAGTGCCCATCCTGGCCACGGAGCTTAATCAAGTAGCGGGCGTGGCTGGACAGCTTGGTGTCGAGACGCAGAATATTGCCCAATTCACCGAGGCCATGGCCAAGATGGGCGTGGCAACTAACGTTACCGCAGAGCAGGCTGCATTGTACCAAGCCCGAATTGGTGCCGTGATGCAGCTTGACTTTGGCGATGACATGGAAAGATTGTCATCTACGGTTGTTGATTTGGGTAACAACTTCGCAGCCCGAGAAGATGAGATCTTCCGCTTCACTGAGCGCATCGCAGCCGCTGGCCAAGTCGTGGGGCTTACCGCTTCCGAGGTTACTGCTTTCTCCACGGCCTTTACCGCAGTCGGTGTTAGAGCAGAGCGCGGTGGTACGGCATTCCAGCGCGTGATCTTCGAGATGATGGAGCAAGTCAACAACGCGGGCGAAGGTCTAGAGACTTTGGCCGAGACTGCTGGCATGACGGCCGAAGCCTTTGCTCAGACTTTCCGCGATGACCCAGCCGAGGCAGTCCTATCCTTCATCGAAGGGCTAGAGCGCGCTGGCGAGGGCGCTAATGCCATCATGACGAGCTTGTTCGGAAACAATGTCCGAACCACGCAATCATTCCTGGCCCTGGCCGGTGCTGGGGACTTGGCCAGAGAAGCTGTGGAGCGAGGATCACAAGCTTGGGAGCAGAACATTGCTCTGAACCAAGAAGCCGAGACTAGATTCGCTACCTTTGCCAACCAGCTAGCTATCCTCAGAAACAGAATNATNGACGTNGCNATNTCAATTGGCGAGAGACTAGCTCCAATCGTAATGACTGCTGTTCAAGCCATTACCAGAGCCGGGGAGATGTTCTCTAGCTTGCCAGTGCCAATCCAGAACTTTGTTTTGGCATTGAGCGCCGCCGCTGCAGCCATTGGTATCGTTGGCGGAGCCATGGCTTTGATGGTCTTCCCAATGAACGTACTCAAGACCAACATTATCCCGGTTCTTACTACTAGATGGCAACAGCTTATCATGACGAAGCAGCAATACGCCGCAGCGTCTGCTATGGCCGCTGGCTCTACTGCCGCAACCAATACGGCACTGGCCACTGGAGCAGTCAGTGGAGGCAGATTCGCTGGCGTTCTAGAAAGCATCCGAGGAGGCCTTAGAACCGTAGGCCGAGCCGCTAGCGTGTTGTTGGTTGGATTCCTAAAGCTCGCGGCAGTGTTCGCAGCAGTCTATGGAGTTTGGCAAAGCCTAAGCTGGGCCGCTGACCAATTCACGAGAGAAACCATTGATGCTTCGAATGCTGCGGAGCAATTGGCATTATCCGTGGGCGCACAACTTGGCGCAGCCGAGAGCTTCACTGATGAAGTGTCTCGTTTTGGTGAGGCATCATCAGACTTCCGAAGGGAAAACGAAGAGACAATAGACTCGCTTTCTGCCATGAGTCAGGCCGCAGCCGAGATGGCCATGACGACTATTGGCATCGAGCTAGTGGCTCGGGGCATGGACCCAGAAGAGGCCGAGGCTCATATCCAAAGGCTAGCCGCTCATGCTGGCAAGTCCTTCGAAATCAGCTTGGACATTGGCGGCGACTTCGAGAATAGAATCCCTGGCGTGACGCAAGCCTTCGAAGATCTAATATCTGGACTCCAGAGATTTGGAATGTTCCGGGGTGCCATTATAGACGAGATCAATGACGTGGGTACGGCCATTGGCCAAGTCCTAGTCCAAGACCTCGACTCTGGCGCTGAGGCCTTCCGCAATTTCGTGAATGACATGCAAGGAACTGCGGACAACTCAGCAGAGCTTCAAAGACAGCTTCTTGCTTCCGAGGACGCATTCAGAAACTTGCTCGAAGCCATGGGTCTGTCTGGACACAACGCAGCCGAGGCCGCTGCTGGCCTTGGCCTGCTCAATATGGAAGCGGAAGACTTCTACCGAATCACCCAAAACTTGTCGAGCGAGGCCTTGCAAGACATTCTCTTCCATCAACTAGCCCAGGCCGCGTACGAGGCCGCAGGAGGAATCAATGAAGTAACGATTGCCTTGCTAGACGCTTCCGGCGTGGAGACTGAGTGGTCACAACGGATCAGAGCTAGTCAGCAATTCATGGATCTTAGGAACACTAGCCTTGAAGCCACTACTGGCATCATGGGCGACGTGACTGGTGCTGTAGAGGAAAATACAGCGGCAGAAGAAGCACGAGAAGAGGCATTGGAGCGAACTAGCAACGCAGCAGAGCGTCTCTCCGACGTTCTAGGCGCTTCTTTGG